AGAAAATATAGGACAGACACTGATGGCAATATATACTGTTCCTGCAGGTAAAACTGGTCATATAATGAGATTAGATGTAACTGCACAGGGAACATCAACAGGTAGTTTTAAACTTTTTGTTCGTGAAGGAGGCACAGGGAATTTTGGAGTAAAACACGTTGCATATGTAAATGGTGTTGGTGGTCAATATCAACTTACTTATCCAGTTCCTCAGTCATTCCCAGAAAAAACAGATATTGATGCAAGAATGCACACATTAACAAATAATGGTGGATATACTTGTACATTTGATGTTTTGCTTACGGATAATTAATTATGAGTAATGATGTCTATTTGGGCAACCCATTATTGAAGAAGGCGAATACTTCAATTGAGTTTACGCAAGAGAATATTGAAGAATATATTAAGTGCAAGCAAGACCCGGTATACTTTGCAAATAATTATGTAAAGATTGTGACCTTGGATCATGGTCTTCAACCATTTAGAACTTACGATTTTCAAGATAAGTTAATCAGTAATTTTCATAATAACAGATTTAATATCTGTAAGATGCCTAGACAGACTGGTAAGTCAACCACCTGTGTATCGTATCTACTTCACTATGCTATCTTTAATGATAGTGTAAACATTGGTATTCTCGCAAACAAAGCAACAACTGCAAGAGAACTATTAGCAAGACTGGCTACTGCATATGAGAACTTACCTAAATGGATGCAGCAAGGTATTCTGGTCTGGAATAAAGGAAACATAGAACTGGAAAACGGATCAAAAATACTTGCAGCATCAACTTCCGCTTCAACTGTCCGAGGAATGTCTTTTAACATTCTTTTTCTGGATGAGTTCGCCTTTGTTCCTAATCACGTTGCTGACGCGTTCTTTGCCTCTGTTTATCCTACTATCACTTCTGGACAATCAACGAAAGTAATTATTGTTTCTACGCCTCACGGCATGAACCACTTCTACAGACTGTGGCATGATGCAGAAAAACAAAAAAATGAATATATTCCAACTGATGTTCATTGGTCAGAAGTTCCTGGTAGAGATGAGGTCTGGAAAGAACAGACAATTAAAAACACGTCCGAACAACAATTTAAGATTGAGTTTGAGTGCGTTGGAGGTAATACATTGGTAGAAGTTGAGAAAGATGATATTATCAGTGAGATGAGGATAGAGGATTTATACAATACAATGTGAGTTTCTTGGATTATAAATAAAAATAAAAGTTATGTATTATATTTACTTATTGAGAGATGATTATGGTGATGTCAAATATGTTGGTCAAACACAACAGATTGATGTTAGGAAAAGAGACCACAAAAGATTAAAACCACCACATACATTTGAGATTTTATATGAAAATCTTAAAGTGTCTGATGCCAAGATGTTGGAAATAGAAAATATAGATAAGTATGATACATATAGAAATGGATGGAATAAATCCTCTGGTGGGGAAGGATTTGATGATTATGAAAGAAAGGGTATTGGGGGAGTAAAGAAAGGAAATGTGCCTTGGAATAAAGGTAAAAAGGGATGTTTTAGTGAAGAAACTATCCAAAAGTTTAGTAATACAAGAAAAGGTATTGCCTGGAGTAGAAAACTTACTGACAAACAAATCACACAAATAAGAAACTTGTATCAAGAACAACCACATGTTGATGGTGTTGGAGATGTAGCAAAAAATGGAAGAAAAATGTCTTATATTCAAGCATTTTGTAAGAAATACTGTAGTGATTATAATATAACACCACAAGGAATGAAACGTATTATATTAAAGGAGTGTTGGACAAATGTATAAAATAAACAACAATATAAAAGTAAAGACACCAACTGGATTTCAATCATTTAGTGGAATACAGAAAGTTTTCAAACCATTTTATCATTGGATTATTTTTGATGATGGAAGTGAGATAAAATGTTCTGATAATCATTCATTTGGGAGTGAGAAGATAAAGGCATCTTCTCTAAAACTTGATGATATTATTCAAGGAAAAAAAGTTGTATATAATGAAATAGTTGAGGAAGGAATATACTTATATGATTTATTGGATGTAGGGGAAGAAAACCTATACATTACCAATAAAATAGTTTCACATAATTGTGAGTTCCTAGGGTCTGTTGACACATTGATTGCACCAAGTAAACTGAAAAATTTAGTATACGATAATCCAATTCAAACAAGTGCGGGACTGGATGTTCATGCTGTACCAATTCCTGACAATGATTATATTATGACTGTTGACGTTGCACGAGGGGTGGGGAATGACTACTCTGCCTTTATTATTACCGATATTACTACATTTCCGCATAGAGTTGTAGCAAAGTATAGGAACAATGAGATCAAACCAATGTTGTTTCCTAACATCATTTTTCAGTTAGCAAAGAAATATAACAATGCATTTGTTCTCTGTGAGGTCAATGATATTGGAGACCAGGTTGCGAGTATTCTTCAATATGATTTGGAGTATCAGAATGTTCTGATGTGTGCAATGCGTGGTAGAGCAGGACAGGTTGTAGGTCAAGGTTTCTCTGGAACTAAAACACAACTTGGTGTCAAGATGTCCAAGACAGTCAAGAAGATTGGGTCACTCAATCTCAAGACAATGATTGAAGAAGATAAACTTATCTTCAATGACTACGAGATTATTTCAGAATTGACTACATTTATTTCAAAGAGTAATTCATTCGAGGCAGAAGAGGGTTGTAATGATGACCTTGCAATGTGTCTAGTCATCTATGCATGGTTGGTTGCTCAAGATTACTTTAAAGAACTGACTGACCAAGATGTTCGTAAGAGATTATATGAAGAACAGAAGAATCAAATTGAACAAGACATGGCACCGTTTGGTTTTATGAATGACGGTTTAGATGAAGGAACCTTTGTAGATAACGAAGGAGATAGATGGTATACCAAGAGTAATGAGTATGATGAGTATGGAACAGCCGCTGGTGGTTGGGAACTCTGGAACTACTGATGGACTTTGATGAACAACTAGAACTGGGTCATTTACTTTTAAATGATAGGAGATGTAAAAGTTGTGGTGAAGTAAAAAATCTTGTAGATGACTTTTACAGAACAAGAAAGGATAGAGGAGCAGTTCCTTCTTCATATTCGTATGTCTGTAAAGAGTGTTTTATTAAGTACGTAAAAGAGAAAAAGAAAGATAGAGCTCCAAAATCAAGATGGGAATATCCTGATTGGTAGGGTTTACTTCTTGTTTACCCTATCAAAACCGAGATATTCATAAATATTTTTAGTTAAATGAGTAACAAAGGAGAGAGAAAACATGGCTACTCCTCAACTATCTCCAGGAGTTTTAGTCAGGGAAGTTGACTTAACTGTTGGAAGAGCTGAGAATGTTCTTGACAACATTGGTGCAATTGCAGGACCCTTTTCACTGGGACCAGTAAATGAGCCAATTACGATTGAGACACAGCAACAATTCCTTGATACTTTTGGTAAGCCAATTGGAACTGATAGACAGTATGAATACTGGATGTCTGGAAATTCATTCCTCTCCTACGGTGGTATTCTAAAAGTTGTTAGAGTCGGTGGAGACACCCTGAATAACGGTAATGCCGGAACTCAACAAGCTTCGGAAGCTGTTAGAATTGATAACCTAGATGATTACGAACAGAATCATACTACGGATTCTAGTTTCTACTGGGCAGCAAGAAATCCTGGTACATGGTCGAATAGTCTGAAAGTTTGTACCATTGATAACAAGTCGGACCAATCTGTAGGTATTGCTACTACTAACCCTAGTGCACTCGGACTGGTAGTTGGTTATGGTGTTTCTACTGCAAAGAACGCAGTATCTATTCCAGGTAATGGTTCTGTTAATACCTTCACAGGTAACCTGAAGGGTATCATCACTGGTGTTACCACCGATGCAGTAAACGGAAATAGTTCGATTGAAGTTAGGGTACTTGCAAGAGTTAACCCGACCACACAATCTACTACAAACATTGGTTTTACTACAATAAGTAGTATTGGAGCCGCAGGTACAACAATACTTTCTGTCAATAGTACATCTGGTATTACTACAGGAACGATTTGTGTCACACAAAATAATGGTGGTATTGATGTTGTAAGTTTTGGTTCTTCTACGGTCACATTGTCTGTAGGTATTGCTCAATCTGCATTGGTTGGTACGGCTGTTACCTATCAAACACTGACATCGATTGCAGGAACTGAAACTCCGATTACTTATCAGAATTACAATCCAGCAAATTCATTCTCTGATGGTGATATACTCACTATCACTCCAGGAACTGGTGGAACACCAACCACTTCTAGTACTTCTACAGTATCTGACTGGTATGATGAACAAACCCTTGGTCTTACGAACTCTACAGTTTATTGGAGAAACATTGCTCCTAGACCAGTAGCTAACAGATATGTAACTGAAAGATCTGGTGCAAACGATGCAATACACGTAGTTGTTGTAGACGACACGGGTGAGGTTACCGGAGTTCAGGGTAATATTGTTGAGAGATTTGTATCGTTGTCTAAGGCTTCTGATGCTACTGCTGATGGAGACAATCCTACTAGGACTTACTATAAGGACTTCATTGCAAACAACTCGAAGTTTGCCTTTGCTGGTTTCAACCCATCGAATGCAGAAGATACTTATTGGAATACAATTCCAACAGCATCTGGTTTCTCAACTTCCTTCACACCGTATACAAACGCCCAAGGCCTTTGGGGTCAAGAAGCACAGGGTATTAGTTTCTCCTCACTTGGAAATGTAAGTTACACTTTGAGTGGTGGTGTTGACTACAGTGCTAATGGTGGTATGGCTGCTGACCTTCCTGGTCTTTTGGCTGGTTACAATCTATTCGCAAATAGAGATGAGATTGCTGTTGATTATCTAATCATGGGTCCTGGACTTAGTTTAGAAAATGAATCACAAGCAAAAGCCAATCTTCTAATTTCTATTGCAGAACAGAGAAAAGATTGTATTGCAACTATCTCTCCACACAGAGCCAATGTGGTGAATGTAACTAATTCTACTACACAAACCTCGAATGTCCTAGGATTCTATTCACCTCTACAATCATCGTCTTATGCGGTGTTTGATACGGGTTATAAGTACACCTACGATAGATTTAATAACGCATTCCGTTACATCCCAACCAATGGTGATACTGCTGGTTTGATGGTAAGAACTGCTCTTAATACATATCCTTGGTTCTCACCTGCTGGTCTTCAGAGAGGTGTTCTGAATAATGCAGTTAAGATGGCATACAACCCATCCAAGAATCAGAGAGATGAACTCTACGGTTCAAGAATTAACTCAATCATCAACCAAAGAGGTTCTGGTATTGCACTTTATGGTGACAAGACTGCTCTTGCTTATTCTTCGGCCTTCGATAGAATTAACGTAAGAAGATTGTTCTTGACTGTAGAACAAGCTCTTGAGGGAGCCGCAAACGATCAGTTGTTCGAACTCAATGACTCTAACACTAGAGCGAACTTTGTTAACATTGTCGAACCCTATTTGAGAGATGTTCAAGCCAAGAGAGGTGTTTACGATTTCAGAGTTATTTGTGACGAATCCAACAACACTCCAGATATCATTGACAACAATGAATTTAGAGCTGATATCTTCCTGAAGCCAACCAAGTCTATCAACTTCGTCACCTTGACGTTCGTTGCCACTAGAACTGGTGTTGACTTCGAAGAAGTAATTGGTACTGTTTGATTATATTAAATAACTACTAGGAGGATCAAAAAATGGCAGAAACCAAGTCACTTTCACAATTCAAATCTAGATTAGCGGGCGGTGGCGCCCGCCCCAATCTATTTGAAGTTTCAATTCCATCATTTCCATCAGCAATTTCTGATGCATGGGGTAGTGGGGACCAGTCAGAAAATGGAACCTTTAAGTTCCTTTGTAAGGCTGCAGCCCTTCCCGCTTCAAACACACCTTCATTCAATGTACCTTTTAGAGGTAGACAATTGAAGGTTGCTGGAGACAGAACGTTCGATCCATGGGAAGTTACAATCATCAATGATGAGGACTTCCAACTTAGAACAGCGTTCGAGAGATGGGCAAACGTTATCAGTAAGCTCGATGATGCAACTGGTGTTACCAACCCATCATCATATATGACTGACGCATATGTTCAACAACTCGGTAGAGGTGCTGAAAGATTTGCAACCACCAATGAAGGTGGTCAGTCCGCGGTTCTGAGGACGTATAAGTTCTTCGATATTTTCCCAACGAATATCAGTCAAATCGCACTGTCATACGATAGTGGGGATACGTTAGAAGAATTTACGGTATCATTCGATGTTCAATACTATACTATCGGTAACTCACTGGAGTCTTCTGGTAGCAATAATGGTGAAGTTTTGATTGAATGATAAATAACTAGGAGATACACTTCTAGTAAATATATTGCAATGGCGAGACTATTTGGTTACTCAATTGAAGATAGCGAAAAGACACCGCCTAGCGTAGTATCTCCGGTTCCACCCAATAATCAGGATGGATCGGAGAACTATGTTAGTAGCGGTTTTTTTGGTAGCTACGTAGATATTGAAGGGGTATATAAAAACGAGACTGATCTCATCAGACGGTATCGTCAGATGGCACTCTATCCAGAATGTGATAGTGCAATCGAAGATATTGTAAACGAAGCAAT